GTAATATAGGTCGCCTTCGATTCTCTTAACCCTTTCGTTTATGCTTGTTAGTATTTTTATATATTCGCCATCGTTTGCGCTTCACTCAGTAGCGATTGTTGCTGTAATTCTAGTTGCGTTATCTAGTTCTTTAATTTTTTTATCAAGGTAGTTAATGGTTTTAGATTGGTGTGCTACGACAAGCACTAGTACACCAACAAACAATGGAAGTATAATTTTATGAAACATTTTCATCTGGTATATTAGTGTTTAAATCAGTTACCTGTTCTGCGATCTCGGTTACACCTTCTTCAGCAACAGTAGCTGATTCTCAAATTCTAACCTCCCCCGTTTCTGGTTTTACTTCTACTCACTCCTGCATTCTTACCTCAGCTTCCGGTGTTTCTATAGCCGCAGTAGTTGTTTGTCTAACTGGGGCTTCTTCGATCACTTCTTCTACTGTCTCACCAAGAACTTTTTGTACCTTAGGGTTTGCTTTGATAACTTTTTGCAACTCCTCTCAGTCTGTCTGGGTGAACCTACCGTTAAGAACCTTGTCAGTCATGTCGCCAACAAAATTTCTTGCTGACTTGTTAGCTACTTTAATTTTACCTTTTATGCCTTGTATCTTTTGAAGCACATCAATCATTATTCTAGGATTACTTAATGCTAGTAACGCTAAACCAAATGGTGATGCTGCTGCTAATCATTCTGTACCACCGAAGGTACCTCATCCTATTACAGCACCCAGTCATGCAGCTCTAAGTGCTTGGCTAGCATATGATGCTGTTTTTTGACCAGTTGCTCTTACTAGATCCTCGTAAGCTAAAATAGCTTTTGAAGTGTCTTCTGCATCCGGTGCAAGTTGTGATAATCTATCTAATTTTTGGTAGTTTCTATCTTTAGCTATATTTACAAATCTACTCAATGCTGTATCTTTGAGACTACCATCCCTATTAAAGAAGTCCTTCTTGGCGGCGTCATAAGTTCTTCTTGCTGTCTTAAATTCATTATCAAGCTCCTTAAGTCATGGTATATTTTCTTTTAATATGTTGTCGTACTGTCTTCTTATCTTTTTAACAAGCGATTGACCAGCAGGAGTTACATCTACGTCGTAGCTAACTAGATCATCTAGTCAAGACCTTAGGTTTAGTGCTACATCTGGTTTGATACTACTTCTTTTATATAGATCGTTAAACGCTTCTTGTACAACCCTTTGTGAGCTAGTATTCTTAATGGCACTATCAGAGAAGTCTAACTTACCCTTAACTACTTTGATGTTGCTTTTTTGCAGTATATCGTCGATTGTCTTTTTTATTGGAGAGACATCTAAAGAGATATCTAGTTCTCTAATGGGTTTGTAGTTCTTTCCGATATCTGATACATCCTCTCCTGCTTGTCTAACTTTAGCCATAGCATCCTCAAACAGATCTTGTGTACTTACTTCGTTTCCTTTAAGCCTATTAAATATACTACCAAGTTCTCCTGGATCGAGTGCAACAGCCTTGGTCTCTGGAGATAGTCCTGTAGCAGAAGTGATGGCTTGGTCTGTCATGCGTCCTACAAACTCTCTTGCAGCTTGTGTTCTGTCAGACACTCATCTAGTTATAGCTTGCCCAGCCTCTTGTACCGACTCAGGAAGCGCCTCCCTTACTGCAGCCACTCATCTTTCTGGTAAATCACGGGCAGCTTGTCAAACTCTTTCTAGAGTTTCTCAAACTACACCAGATCTAACTTTTTTACCTGCCTGTTTAGCTACAGTACCAGCTGCACCTAGTGTAAGTACGTCTACCGCTGCCAAACCAGCGTCAAATGCATTACCAAGATCTCTAGCGGCCTCAGGGTGCTTTGCTGCAAGTTCCATTAACCTTTCCACTGGAGCACTTTGAGCAATGCTATCCATTATTTCTTGAGCGCCTTCGCTCTCCATAGCCTCATATAGCTTTTTATCAGCAAGCCCTCCTGTTACCAGGTTGTCTGCTAGTTCTAGACCTCATGTTACAGCTTCACCTAGTGTAGTAGATACCACTCTACCAATACCACCCAGTGCGGCAAGTGCTCTCTGACCTGTTGCTTTAGGTCATCCAGTACCGATTTCTTTCATATCCTGTCTAGCTTGTTGGTCTATCTTGGCTAGTGCTTTACCGTATCACTGTGCTCTTTCTACTAGATCTTTACCAGCTCTTTTAAAGTATCCCATCTTGTACTCATCTAGAACATCTTGATTATCTTTGTTCTTTTGTATGAAGAAAAGAGCCCTCTTTGATGGATCTGCGTCTTCTGGTAGTCACATTTCTTGTGTAGCTCTTGCAGCAATTTTGTTGATATTGGCTGGGTCTATCCCATATCTCTTATCAAGTTCTGTATTAACTCTATCCATAACCATTTCTTGTCTGTTTTGCTCTTGCATCATTTCTCTTTGTCTAGTCTCTGGTGTTCCCCAGTCCTCTCAGAAAGAACCAGTTGCTCCAGCTCAGCGAAAATATGGTGGAGCAGACTGTGTTTCACCAGTAAAGGCACTAGCCTCTAGTTGTGGTAGTTGCTGTGGCCTTTGCATGGGCATCATTGGGGCTCTCATATCGAACCCCTTAGACATATCTATTTTTGGTATCTTTTCTGGCATGGTGATTTGTTATATAAATTATAATCCTAGGTTTTGATTAAACTCTTGTTCAAACATAGCATATTCATTCATTAATTGTTGTTGGTTTTGCATATCAGCCATTTGTTGTTGTTGAGTCACAACATCTGGGTTAAATGAAAGCCCGTAGTTTTGTGCTTTAGAGTCAACACTTTCGTTAAAGGTTCTCTTCGCATTTTCAAACTGTTTTATCAATCTTCTTTTAGATTTAAACCTAGACATTAAGTCTGTTGGTCTACCTCCAAGTACATTCTCCATAATAACCAAGTCAGGTCAGTTCAATACACCAAGGTTGTAGATCTCTTTACCCTTTAGTAGTATATCCTCGTACAATTGTGTCATCTCATCCTTAACTGGGCCAGGTAGTGTCTCTGCTCCATATTCATCAATCAATCAAATAAGCCTATCAAATGATGGTTGTGCTTGAGCTGCAGCGTCAATACTTTTATTAAGATCTCTCTTAAGTTGCGTATCTGTCTTCGCTAGTATAGCAGGATCGCTTAAATCAAATCATTTCGTAGCATACTCTTCTCTAACAAGATTAGTGTATGTTTTGTTTGCTTGATTAACAAATTGTTTAGGTGATAGTCACATAGCATCAAGCGTGGCCTTGTTCGGCATTTTACCTCCTTCAACCCAGTCTTCTACCACAGCAGCGTATTTACTCAGATCTTTATGAGAAGATGCCATTTGTTTTAATGCTCTATCAGTGTCAGCTACTGAGTACATATTACCTTGTGGGTCATAGATCGACACACTAGCATGAACACCTTTGTGGGAAAGATCTGGTCTTAGTAACTTACCAGCCTTTCTAACGTCAACCCACTTACCTGTTTGAGGATCAACTGTCTTTACATTACCTGTGTTACCCACAAACCCTATTGGCTCTCCTGCTCCTACTGGTATATTAAGCGAAGTCTTACCTGTAAAGTCTGGATCTAGACCAAGGTGTGCTAATGTTTTAGGATCAAGGTGGTCTACTGTTAGACTTCTACCATCTTCTAGTTGCATACGCACTCTAATGTTACCCGTACTATGTCTTTCTGCTCCTGTAATAGTTCCTCCAGCTGGTACTCTAAACGGTGAACCCTTTTGTGCTGGGTAGTCTGCCCCTGTGTTACCTTTGTAGTCGTTAGGTGTTTGTCTAAACAGACTGAATGTATCATCCGTAATCTCTACAAATCCTGGTTGTGTTTGACCGGCGATAGGTTGATCACCAATAGCAATATCATATCTTCCTGTTTCTGGGTTGAACTGGTATGTTCTATCTCCTGACTTAACTGTCTTTGATAGTAGATCCATGCCATAAGCAGGTTGTTGGAACTGGGGCATTTGTCCCATACTTGATAGTATCTCCTGTGGTGTTGCTCCTTGTTCTAGAGCTCCAGAAATAAACGCCATATCATCACTAGTAGGGTTGCCCATTTGTTGAAGTGTGTTATATACCAACCCCTCTTGGTAGTTTCTATACATACCAGAGAACCCCACAGGCAGTCTTCCTTGCTCTTCCATAGCTTTTAACTCATTCAGACTAGTACCGAATAGCGCAGCACCGTTACCAGCACTCAGGAAATCCATTGTTTGTTGCTGTTGTTGTAGTTTTCTTTGTAGTTCTAGTTCTCTTTCTTGTTTTACTCTTTGATAGTCTGCAGCCTTAGCCTCACGCACCGCCAACTTAGATTGCATTTGGTTGTTCAAACCTATTTGTCTATCGTATATAATAGCGTTAAGCGCAGATTTTGAGATACTTGTAGGAAATTCATCTTCTATATCTGTCCTAAGGTTTTGCATTTGTTGTTGTAGGTCTGATATTTCTGTATCGATATCACCAATCTCTCCGGATAGTGTTGTTAGTCTATCATCTGACACTATATTTTTAATCTCTTGTTTTGTTACATCGTCTGGTTTTTCTATACCCAGGCTATTCTTAACATCTTCCGTTGTTGTTTCTGGTCTAGCTCTAGGTCATGGGTTGCCAGCAACCATATTATTAAAGAACTCTACTTGTTCTCTATCTTTTTTATCTTGTAGCGCTTGTTTATATTGTGGTGAATTAACTACTTGAGACCTAACCGACACAGGTAAATCAGCCATTTTGATAGCCTCTAGCATAGTGTCTGGTTCCATGGCAAGCATAGTATCAACTATTTGTTGGTTCTTTGTGATCTCTTCTTCTGCCATCTCTACCTCATCAATACCTGACTCGTCAAACCTTCTACCCACAAGCCTAAGGGCTTCTTGCATACGCTCTGGCGCCCCTTCCATTTGCGATATTTTCTCTACTACTGTTCTTCTTGTTTCTTCATCAACTTGTTTACCAGCTTGTATAGCCTTATTGATTTGTCTATAAGCTTTGTCTGCAATGTTTTGACTTTCTTTTACCTCCATGCTTGCAAGCTCTTCGCTTGTTGGGCCGGTTGGCTCAGGGCGTTCAATCTTAACAGCTTCACCTATTTCCGTACCAGTAGCCTTCATTGGCTGCCCTATAGCCGTACGTTGTGCTTTAAATGGTTTACCAATAGTAGAACGAGCCGCCTTAAAGGCAGTTCCTATCTGGCTGTCTTGGGAAATCTGAGCCGGTTGTTGTGTTTGCTGCATACCATCACCCATTAGCTCCGGAAATTGTTGTTTCATCGCTGCAATAGACTCTGGAGTTCCAACAGGAGATTGAGGCTGGTTATTATCAGAAATACCCATGTCTTTCAATGGTTCTCATGTTTTTTTTGATAGAGTACCCCTTGTTATTTCTGTTGGACTGATTTGATTTGTTGCCATCTATAGTCAAATAATAGTAAATCCAGTTTGATATTGTGTTGTTGTTGGGAATGTAGCGCCCGAAGTTGCTATTAGATTACCTCAACTGTTTTGCCTTGACTCTGCTCTTATTACGTCTCACTCTTGTAGCTCTCCGTACCGTATCACCTTTTGACTAACAAAGTCTAATGGTCAGTATGAGATAGTTGTAGTAGCACTTATAGCGCCTCACACACTATCACTACCGCTTGTAACAGCCGTTATCGCTGGTAATTCATGCACATCATACGCCACTTGCGTAACAGTACCGCTATCTACTGTAAGTCTTAACTCTGTTTTAGTATCTCACGGCTTTTGTTCCCAAGTTACGTGTCAGAGTAGCAAATATTGTCCAGTGTACGGTATTGTTGCTTGTTGCACACCTCTAGTGTCTGGGAACGTGCTATTCATAAAGTCAACACTTGCTGGTCATAAGGCCGTCCAAGATCAAGAAGGTATGGTTTGTGGTATAGTGAGGTTGTTTGTCAGAAAGTAAGACTGTTGTTCTACCCGTACACCTATGGTGTTTTCTCTCTGCCATATAGGAGGAGCTACGGCCACAGGAGATCAAGCTCAGCTCTCAGTAAACCAAAGATCTCAGCCAACATCTGCGTAGTCTCATGGCTTTGGTCTATATGGATTACTAACTGACGGAGCACACGGTTCTCTATAGAATTGCGTTGTATATATTTCTCGCTTTCTCGTTATACAATTGTAATAACTATCTCAATTCTTTGGGTTTTCTGGTCTTTCGGCTCTTATTCATAGGTACCTAAAATCAGATACAGACGTCTTTTGTTTGTTAGGAAGAACTCAAAACCCTGGTGTTGTATCCGTTACCTTTGGTTCAATATTCAGGGTGTTCTTATCTTTAAAACTATCTGTCTGCTTGTTCATAGAATATAGTCATATTGTAAAGCTCAGGAGTGACCGCAGGATCTGTACTTATAAGCTCGATCTTGTATTGGTATTCGTATCATTGTCTAACAATATCTGGTGTTGAAATTTTTATATTTTGATTGTTGTCATCAATGGTCTTTAATAACTCATAGTTGTCTGTTCAATCTACTGCAATATATATTTTTATAGAAGTGTTGTTAGGTGTCTTATATCTAACAACCACTTGTGATTGTCTAACTTTGTAAGCACCCATCACATACTTTTTTGTATAATACACTCACGAATCTTGGTAGTCTGGGTTAGGTGTTCTGAACAACGGCAGGTTTTTAATAAAACCGTTACCATTCACATCCTGTACCGAGAAAAATATATTGTCGGGCAGAGTTTCAGACCAGAATCCGCCTATAAACTCCCAATCAGTGTCACGAGCCTCCATTACGCTACCTTGTTGTAATCACGGTATCCTGTTACCGTAACTCTCTATGGCGTTCATCCAAGAGTTAGCAATAAATACTTGTTTTTCATTTGCCACCATGCTTGCGTTACCAAATGGGGTTTTCATTCAGTAGGCATGTCTCCATTGTTCATCGTTGTTGTCTTTTGTAAACTGCCCTGATCTTAATAGTTGGAACGACTGTCACTGTGATATAAACAACTTAGAGTATATAGCTGCTGCACCTCAAGCCACTACATAATCATAGTTTCTAGTACTATATACATATCTTATCATTTGCCTTAAATCGACATAACCATCGTGTTGTTCTGAGAAACCATCCCAAAAGTATTTTCTACCTTCCGACAAATAAACCGATAGTTGTTGTCACTGTCTTGTCAGACCAACAACGTCGTTTTCAAAAACTATACCTGTTTTTATTAAAGGCAGTTGTGATATAAGAACCTTATAAACAGTGTTCCCACCTATGAAATACAACACATCCTCTGAATCGTTTACAGCTACACAATAATTACTGTTCCCAACATTAGGATTGAAAGACGTCAGATCAGGATTTATACCATAATTGTCGACCGTCAATCACCATTGAGGCGTTCCGGTAGCATTAAGTGGAGTCTGAGTAAGTTTTAGTTGGTTACCATCTTTGTAGAAACCTATATAGTTTTCTCAAAACTTTATGGCGTTGTAGAACTGACCACCTGATCAAGGAATAGTGTAAACAACCGATCACGAAACATCATAAACCTCTCCGGCATCTGTATAGTAGTATCTGTTAATTTGAGCAGTAACTATACCCTGCCCTGTGGCTATAAAGTCACCTACTTGTCTATTAAGCTTTAGACACTCCGGTTTAGACATACCGTCAACATTTTCTTGATACGCAGACATAACCTCAGCCGTGTAAGCGTCTGAGTCCGACATACCACCGTAGAATTTATTTATAGTAATAGTAGCCACCATTGTCTCCGTAAACATATTCATTAAATGTTGCATTGTACCCCTTCATTGGTCTTATCAACCTTTTCTTTAGCTTTCTGAGCATTCTTGCTTTCTTTTGTTCGTATTGCTGTTGATAATACAATACTCTATCATCCTGTTGTCTATGTTGATATATGTATGGTATAAACGCCCAGCCAATAACATCATGAAACTCTCTTTCAATCAGTATGTCGTCTTCCGTCATAGTAGAATCTAAGTCATACGGTCTTTGGTTAGCATACATAATTAATCACTGTGCTACTGATTTTTCAGGTGTTGGGAATATTCTAACAGAATTATCAGTAATTATATAGAAGGGCTCATACTTGTTTTGATTTTTAGCGTACCATTCTGGTGAAGCGTCTAAGTTGTCCCAATCCCTATATGTTGCCCTATATGGGTACTGCTGACTGTCGTCACATTGTATAAACAAAGAATCTATCTTTATTTGACCACTGTTTTGAGGAGCAACATTATTGACTGGCTCTAGTGCGTAAGTAGAAACACCAGCAACAAGGTCAGTCTTCCACTCTCTAAGTTTATAGTTTTTGTCAGTATCAGCTATATCCTGCCAAAGCTTTCTATACTCTATGTTCATATACGAAAAAAGCAACGAGTCACTGATCTCGTCTGTCCTACACCCTGACAAATCTCTTGCAAATTGCACTATTTGTGAAGGAATCATTTATTATTTATAATACCATAAACTAATTACCGAATCCTAGCTTGTCGCTTTCCTCAATAATTCTTTTTTCTTTCCATCTCTTGTCTAACTTTCAATTTTCTTTTATAAACGCCTTTCTTTCGTCCAAATCGTCTTGTTTTTCTTCTCTTGTTGGCTCTACTGCCACCTCTGGGGAGTTGTCCTCCGTTTCTACATTTTCCTCTAGTTCTGAACTAGTTTCTTTTGTTGTTTCCGCTGCCTGTTCTCCTATTTCCTTGGCCTTTAGTTCTTGTACCTTCTTTACATCCAAGAATCTACCTTTATATTTAATGAAGTATGTCATATTTTTACATTAAATTAATAAACTATATTTATATATAACAAAAAAAAGGCGGAATTCAAGCCGCCTTCTTTGTACTACGCACCAACAGATCCGTACATTCCAATAGGAATATTCTTTACTGCTCTCTTGTAGTATGATACATATACTGTCTTATATGTTAGTGAATCAATGTATTCATCTTGTCCATAGATAGTTGGTCTTTGGTGGAAACCAAGGTATAGAGGGTGAGATAGAACACTGTTTGAGTAATCCTCCATAAAGTGGTACTCAGTAGAAGTTGCTACGTATGGTGTTTCTACCATTTGATATTCACCTTCATAGATGTTTACTCCATTGTTTGCACCTGAAATATTTACTGGTTGGTATCTTTCTGGTTGAATGATCTTGTGGAACTCTCTGAATGCCTTACCTCCTCTCTTTACTACAAGCTTTCTAGGATTTAGCGACATTGGTCTGTCTCCTACATCAACGAACTCTCCTGATCTTTCTTGCAAGTCAGCTAGAACGTCAGTAGTTGGTGGCACAGCTGGCATTAGGTTGTCGAAAGTCTTACCTGGTAGGTCGTCAGTAAACTTATGTGCAGCTGAGTATAGAATTTCACCGTCTGGTGATAGAGTTGTTGTGAACCCGTTGTTGATTAGTGAGTACACTTCACCGTTTACTTCGTTGTACATTCCCCACATCTTAGACTTAACGTCTCTATCAAACTCTTGTTCGATTCTTTGTGACCAGTCTCTTTTTCCTTGGTAGTATTCAAAAGACCATTCTGTACTGTCAGTAGTCTTGTCTAGTGGTGTAACTACTGTTTCGAAACCTGTGTATGAGTCAGAAGCACCAACCTTTTGACCTTCCGCAGTCTTTTGTGGATTAGAGTCTCTAACTGTAGATACAAACTTTTCGTTAATTTCTGTTGTGTCAGTAGAATCAACGATGAAAGCGTAGGCTTGTCTGTCATTGTTCAATTCAACACTGTTGTCAATTAGCTCCTTTGTTTCCTTTGTGTATCCATTAATGAATCCAAGGAAATTTGGACGTGATAGTTGTGTCATAACTATTTAAATTATAAGATTATAAAGATAGTGGTTTATTAACCTTTACTAGTACTTCTTCCGCTGAACCAACAGTTCCTGCGTCTTCTGAAGCTAGTACAACTAGTACATCTGTTGTAGATGCTGCGATGTCGATCAATTGGTTTCCTGAACCATCAATAGCGATGTCTACTTCTGTGTTTCTGTTAGTTTTTGCAAATGGCGCATCTGCAGTACCAACTAAAACAGCGTTGAAGTCAGCAGATACTTGTACTTGATTGTCTGCCAATAGTCCTGTACTTGTTTCAGGTGTAGCGATAACTAGTGCAATGCTTGTTGAAGCTGCAGTAGCTTTTACTGCTAGACCAGTAGCTGCATCAATAGTACAGAATTGTCCTTGTTCTAAAACAACTGCTGGGTCTTTTTCGAGTACAGCAGTTCTTGTGTCTCTGTCTCTTCTAAGGATTTTGAAATTCATAATAGTTTTTCAATTTCAATATAAAAATAGGATAGTGCTCCTACCCCACCTTTGTTTTTTTTTACTCGTTATATACTATACTAGTCAGAGTCTCTTCTTCCTTCTTTCAAGGTAAGCTTCGTCCTTTTTGCTGCCTAGGTTAGTAACATCTTTTCATGTCATTCACGATGTAGAACTTGCCAATCAAAGGATTTTCATAGCCTCTTGCATATCAGTGCCTTTAGCATCCGCAACCGCTTTGATCGCTTCGTAATCAACACCTGGGTGAGTTTCTTTGAACCATTCTTTTTGCTTCATTTCTCTATAGAAACCTTCTAGTTCTTGCCTATCAATAGCTTGTTTTGCTGACTTCTCTATAGCCTTAGCTTTTTTCAACTTAAGCTTTTGGTTTTGCTTGCGCAACCTTTCGTTCTCGGCCTTTATTTCTTCAACATTACCAGCCTCCTCCTCGCTTTCAACATTTGTTTCTTCAATATCAATATCTTGATTTTCTATTTCATTGTTTTCTAAGTTATTCATTGTATCATAACACATGATAAATTGGTCTTATTGACGTTGCCTTGTTAATATAGTAGTATTATTTGTCTTGATTTCAAGCTTTCTTTATGGGCTTGTTGTCCAACACGTCCTTACTGTCGTCAATTATTGCCTTAACTTGGTTGGCAAGCTCGTCTACCTGACTCTTACTAAGTCAACTGTTTCAAGCGTTCGTTATTTTGCTTTTTATGTTCATTAAAAGCGTTTTTTTAAGTAGTCTTAGGTCAGATATTCTGTGCCTTTGTACAGAGTTCCAAGTATATTTGACCTCGTCACACTCGGAATTAATATTAGTAACAATATTTACTACCGCCTTCTTAATGATTTTATTGATTTCATCTACTACCGTTTTTAATGCTACTATATTCAAATCCATAGTGTTTAGTTAATTGGTAAATCTTTTTGTCTTTGTGCTATATCCGATGACAAAGCTTGTGAGGCCATTGAGTTAGCAACTCCTTGCATTTGACCTTGTTGTTCAGGTGCTTGTTTATTCATTAATCATTTTTCTATGATTAACGCATTTAGTCTGGTCAACACTGTTTGTTTTGAGTCATTGTCTACTGCTGCATTTATATATACCCATAATGTATCCAAGTCTATTCCTGGTATGATTAGATTTTCTGGTACCTTATCCATGTTTATTATATCTTGCATAGCTTCGGCGTGTCTTTCGTCCGGACTCATAGGGTGTATAGCCATTATGAAGTCAGAATCTAATCATTGTAGCTCCATCAATTCTCTTTGGTATAGTGTCTTACTTATATCACTAGTCTTGGGGTCTTGCATTATCAATGGTAGTTGTGCTTGCATTGTTGCAACTTTCTTGTTTCTATTCTCAGCCTCCTTTCTCTTTGACTTCACAGTAACGTTTGGAGTATTGAAACCGCTAAGCTCTCTTTTAGATAAATTCACTATATCACCACCGTCTACTCATAGAGTCACTGCCTTATCGCCTATTTGCGACATGTTCTCCTTCAAAGATCTGTAGTAAATATTAGTCCAAAAGTTCTTCTCTCCAAATGTTAGTGTTTCAGCATCTACCGAAAACAAAGCATTACTCTTTTGCATTTGAATCTCAGCTTCTCCTAGAGTTCAAGCGTCAGGAGTAAGACCTCTTACAATACCAGTCAAAGCAGTAGTGTTTTCTGCGTAGTACTCTAGTTGTTGTATGTATTGTTGTGATCTTGAAGTGTCGTTATTCTCTAGTGCTGGAGCAGTAACTGGTCAACTACCTAGTTCATTAACAGCTACAAACAAAGGTCAACCACTAGGCCTCTCAAGGAGGTTTGCTGGGTTTTCTACTCTGTCAATATCGTACAGTATAACATCATGACCAGCATCTCTTAGTTGTTTACTGTGCATAGCATTTACTATTCTTGTGATAGCATTTTGAACAGGATAGATTTTTTCTCTGTAACTAACACCCCAAGCGTCGTATTGATCAATAAAGGCATTAGAAATAGATATTTTAAATGGCACTAGTGTACCGTCTTTTTTCTCCTCCTTTGTTTCTGGCATCATTCTCTCCCATTTTATTATTTTTGTTTGATCGTTTGCTACTACACAAAAGTATCTGTGCCCATTTACAGTAAGAAAACAATTATAAACATATACTGTGTCATCAGAAACCTCATCAGTTGTTTGTTTTCTATACCTTTTAGCGTCCTGTATTTCAGCGCTTCTTGAGTAAATACCCGTCCTTACTTCATCGAGACAAAAATAATCGCCAGTTAGTAGGTTTGTGTAATTAAGGTCAGCCTTTGACGTTTGAAAGTGGAATAAGTGATAATCGAAATCAACGTCTGAAACTGAACCATTTGGGTCGTAGTACCAACTCAAAGGCGAAGGAGTTATAAACGTAGGGCACTTATTAACTTTATCAAATCCGTTATACACACGTAAACCTACACCGTAGTCAAATACATCAGACAACATTTTTTTGTCTTTGATGTTTTTCTTCATGTTCTCTATGTCAAAGTCTGATATCTTGTTGAGCTTTCTGGCCACTTCTCTGTCAAAATAATCCCTTTCCTTGAACACCGGAGAAAGTCATTCACTTTGAAACATAGCAATGAATGATTTTTTGTAAGACCACAACATGTCATACTCTAGCCTATCGTCAGAATGTAGCTGCTTTACTGCCTCATCAATAGCTTTGTGGTAAGTCCTTTTTTCGGATTGTGCTTGTTCACTATTGTCATATCATATTTGTATAGCCGAACATATATTGTCGTGTAAATCTCTGTTTTTTTGGATATCCTTTGCCGTGATCACCTTATTTAGACCCCAATTTTCTATAAACATATTGTTTTGTTGTGATAAAAGGTCTACCCCCTCATATCGACTTTATCTTACCGTTTTGCTTGTAGTATTCAAGTTTTCCTATCTCTTCTCTTTCAGAACACCTCCATACACAAATACCTTGCAGCATCTATTGCATGATCTGGCGACGGAGCTGGGTGTTGTGTCCACTCTCATTTTTTGTCCTTCTCTCGCACATATCACCTCAGTTCTCTCCTTAGGTTTTGGCTTCTTCAAGTTACATATATTATCGGAAACTGTTGCATAAGTTGTATACCGTACTTGATGCTGTCTTTTCATTTTTTTACTCACTTTATATTTAGTCATAAGCGATATAACTCCTCAATACTTTTGGGCTCTGAACTATCACCGACATACTTATCCCTTCTATCTAGTCACCTTGATTGAACTTTTGCATATATGTCTGGGTTTAGTAATCAGTAATCATAGAAAACCTCGTCCAATATAAGACAGTTGTTCCAAGTGTGCACACCAATCAAAGCACTAGGGTCATTAGTAAATCAGAAATCAAGTCAGTATCAGAAGAACTTAGCACCATCTGGAACCTCCTCTATATCTCTTACATCGGGAAACACTATACCCTCTAGTTTACCATATTCTCACAGGCCGTATACTTGCCAGTATCTTGGGTTTGTTTTTTCCAGCCTTTCAATTTCCTTAACCTGTTCTTGAGGAAGAAATGGATTGTCCTTGTATGTTGACACTATTACTTCTACGTCATCTTCGTCAAACTTTCTTTTTTGCTCTAGTTCAGTATTTATCCAAACATACTCATTATCGGGATTAAAGTCTATAAACACCTTGTAGCTGGTTCTAATTAGCAGCTGAAAGAACTCTTGATCATAAGATAACTCATTGGCTTCATTACAGTACAAGATATCTCTTTTACCTCCTCTAAGCTTTTGCTCGTCATCAGCGCCTATAAACTCTACCATCCTATCTTGATAGATATATGTTTTGTCGGTTTTGTTTCTATGTTCTTGCGATAAAAGAAATTCACAGCCAGCGTTGACTATGATCTCTTCCCAATCTCTTAGTACTGTTCACTTAAGTACACTCTTTTGCTTTCTTACTACTGTGACTACTCATGAATCAAATACTCTTGATTCGTCAATCTTCCCCGTTAGTAGCCAAACTAGTATTAGTTGTAGCATAGAGTAGGTCTTTCATGATCTAGTACCACCTCTGTTAATTGTTATCTTCTTGTTACTTTGTCGGTTCTTTTGGAACACTGTCGTGCTTTTTATCTTCATTAGTTACTATTTCAACAGATATAGCTTTATTCAATGGTTCACCATCCTTGCCGTAAACTTCTTGTTCACTCTTATCCTTCCATCAGAAGTTTTTTAGAGCAAAGATAGCTCAGGTAGGATTAACCTGTAGTAGCGCCTCGTATTCTGACTCTATAAACAGCCTTGCTCTTTTTATTGTGTAAGAAAACCCGTCCTTCTTTTCATAGTCATAGAAAGACTGTCTACTTGCAAACCCTAGATAATAACAGAGGTGGCCTATAGTTAGAACAGGTACCTCTACTTCTTCAATCTTATCATTACCACCTACCTTAAGCTTTATGTGTTTCTTTATCTTCTTGGTAGGATTATCTAGGTATTCTTGTATTTTTTCTTGTAACTCCTCTGGAGTATTAAATACTGGTGGTCTCATTATGTTTAGTTATGTGCTAAACTATTTTGGTCTTTCTTCATCTCAGTAATCTGCTATTCAGGTTTCTAGTTGTTTACCTCAATAGCTTCCAATCAAAGCTCTGACACTGGTATAATATTATTCGTCTTTTTCTTCGTCAATGATAATACACTCTGTAGATAGGAATGTACTAGCTGCACTTACTGCGTTCTCTAGTGCTACTCTAGTTACCTTTACAGGGTCAATGACTCACATTTCAATTAGGTCTCAGTACTCTCCTGTCTTTGCGTTGAATCCTTTACCTGTTCTTCTTACCTCTTGCACTATATGATCTCCTTTATAGCCTGCGTTGTCAGCTATTTGTTTCAGTGGTGCTTCTATGGCTTTTCTAAGAATAGTTGCGCCTAGGTTTTCTTCATGGTCTTTTAGTGGTGTCACTGTTGCGAGAGCTAGAGCTACTCAACCACCTTGAACTACACCTTCTTCTAGTGCTGACTTAGTGGCGTTTATAGCGTCTTCTATCTTGTATATTTTATTCTTAGTGTCTACGTCGGTTGGTGCACCTACCTTGATAACAGCAATACCTCCTGACATAGCTGCCAATCTGTTTTTTAATAATACCTTACCTCGTTCTGTTTCTACCGTCTTAATGTTTTCTTTGATTTGTAGTACTCTTTTTTCGATGTCTTCCTTTTTACCCTTACCGCCTACTATTGTAGTGAAAAACTTAGATGCTGTCACTTTGTCCGCTTTACCTATGTCTGACAAAGATACTGTTTGAAAGCTTACGCCTGTTTTGTCACTTATTACTGAACCACCCGTTAGTGCTGCTATATCTTCTAGCATCTTATCTCTATTTTCTCCATGTTGTGGGGCTTTTACTGCTAGTATGTTTATTTGTGACTTTTTTGTGTTAAGAACGAAGTCAGCCAATACGTGTTGTTCTACATCCTCAGCGATAAACAATATGTTGTTACTACCAGACGCGTGTAACGAGTTTATTATATTCCCTACCTGCTGACTAGATTTTATTGTTTGATCTGTTATTACAATAGAAACGTTTTCTAGTACACAAGTTTGATCTTTAGCGTTGTTTATAAAATGTTGTGTTAGGTAACCTCTACTAAATTGCATACCCGCCACTATTTCTTTATTTATTCCTGGTGTGTGGCTTTCCGAAACGGTTATTACTCATTCAGGCCCTACTTGATCAATTATGTCAGAAATTAATTTACCTGTTTCAGGATCTTGCGAAGATATTGTTGCAACCTCTTCTACCTTGTCATTCACGGGCGTTGATTGTTTTTTTAGTTGTTTTATTACTTCCTTTGTTGCTTTATCTAATCATTTAGCAATAGAGAACGGATTTACTCACGAACCAACAAGGCTCATACCCTCCTTTGCTATAGCTCTTGTGAGTATTGTTGTTGTCGTCGTCCCATCTCAAGCCAATCTGTTTGCTTCGTTTGCCGCCTCCTTCACTAGCTCTACTCAAAGACTTTCTGCAGCATTACTTCACTTTACAGCGTTTGCTACAGTTACACCATCATTAGTTGATACAATTAATTGATTATTAAATAACACATTTCTACCCTTAGGTCACATTGTACAACCAACCGCGTCTGCAACTTTATTTATTCCTTTTAATACTTCTTTACGAGCCTCATTGCCATGCAGTAGTTTATTAGTCATTGTTTTTTTCGTAAGCAATTAAATCTTCTATCTTAAGCAGTGTGTTATCTTTGAATAATTCGGGTTGTTTTGATGTCACATCTATACCACCCAACTTATGAAAATATACTACATCACCAATAGATAAACCGAGATCGTTATCGCAAACATTTATTACAACTCAACTAGTTTGTGTGTTAGTGTAAACAAATAAACCTTTGTGTTCAGGTTCTGCAGTCTCAGTCTTTACAAGAACGTATCAATTTAATAACTTCAACATTGTACTCCTATATAAAATGTAAATATACTGTACTATAACAATTTAAAAAAACTAATC